CATGTGGCATCCTAACTTGGGTCGTCCGTTCACTTGGTACAGTGACACCGCTACAGGTGGCACTCGTAACTTCTATGATAAGACTGGAGTAGCAGATACACCTGTAGATAAGAAGCCGTACAATATGTTACCTGAGCACTTTGAAACAGTACATTATCAAGACTTCAACTATGTTGCCAGCAAAGGTCCGTTTGGACTTGCAATGAAATGGATTAGTCCTCCGGGCAGTGCCGGTTTATCTGATGATGGTACAATTTATACCGCTGCTCAAATAGATTCTGACGGTAATCTGTCTCACCAAGGTGGTACCGATGGCTCAGACAAATACAACTTTGCTGGCCTTTGGCCGGGCGGCTCTCATGGTGGAGGAGCGGTCAGTAGACTAGAGTCTTATGCCGATTCCCTGATAGGCTGGGGCGGAGAAACTTACGGAATGGCCTGTGGAGGATTTGATGACGACACTGGCATTAGGACTAGGACATATGCACAACTGACCACCGCATCAGGCGGGGTCGCTCGCAATTACTGCTTCGGTTATAGATTCGGAGTTAGACAGGCTTACAATAGACCTAGATGGGGCAACTATGTCCGTGGTTGGTTAGAGGTTGCTAACTCAAATGCTTTGCTTGGCTACTACCATGGGCCTCTTATCCAGCAAGATTCTAAGACAAATGGCTGGGACTATGTAGGTAGCGACAGTGCTCAGGCTGACCAAACATACAATGCGCATTACTTGGGCATTTTAGAGAGATTGACCCAAGTCAGTTCATTACTAAACCAAGACCAAATCGGTAGACAGGTCAGATACAGCGATGGTCGCAGAATGACATCTTCATTCGGCTGTGCTGTTAGGACTATACGAAATGCATCTACTGTCAGAAGACAATATCCGGGCGACAGTGCTGGTAAAGGCATAGCCGAGTTAGCAAACGCACACAGATACTACATGGTAGACTGGTGGGGCAATACTCGTGGTGAAGATGTCAGGCGTTTCCCTGTAAGAGGATTCGGTATAAGGCCTGCATGGGACCCTGAGGACGCATATGCAGACACAAATGTCACTCATCGACCTGCTGCTCACAACTTGTTTGGCGGAGATGGTACTGACCAGTATAGTGGCAACGCTAACACTGCCAATAACGATGCAAGTAACATGGGCACTGCGGATTGGTTCAATCCAGCGAGCGCTATGCGTGTCGGTGACAGAGGTGACGGAAGAGGAGTCCGCTGGCCTACTGTGTTCAATGAAAGCATGCTTATGGATGTCAGCGAAACGCATGAGGCTACTGGATTAGTTCTGTCTCACAGCACTGCTGAGCCAGCATTCGGACAGGGCTTAGTAAGGCCTAGTGATTTGACTTTACAAACAGGCGAAATAGAAAGAGGTATCAGTGCTAGATTAGATTTGGCTGACGAAACAGGGCTGCTAAAGCCAAGTGCTTCGGTAAGTGAAGCGTTAGAAACAGTAACCGCCGACACTATGCTGACAGAGCCAGTTGGCAGAGACGATGTAAGAATCGGTTTAGATGTAGACACTATTGGTGAAATAAATGACGGAGTAAGTCGTGAATATGTCATTATGTCTACAGAAGCAGCAAGTTTGCATACAGACAGAGAAGTAGGACAGAGGACTAACCTGAGAGGGGCCATGACTGGCGGAAATCGAACTCTTGGTAACTTTGATTTGACTGCTTTGAACTTTGCTAGTAATCCTGTAGCAGGCGTAACTAAGTTCTCTAATGCACATGCGTACTGGCCGCTGGGTGGAACTTACATCATGGAATGGAGCAGGTACTCAGGTATATTAGATGTGAAAGGATGGGGACAGACAGGTGTGTCTACTTCATCTAACCCGTACCAAGATGCTAACCACGACCCTATTATACAGAATACTAACTTTACAGATTCTGTAATAGACTTCTTGTACAGACCTGTACAAGTACTTGATAGCAAGCATGTGCAATTCTTCAGACCTGCTCCTGTAATGAAGAGCAGTGCTGTCCAAGTCGCTTCCAATTTCTACAGGGCCACTGCTGGTGGTAAATACGGACTGTTCACAAGTGATGCTCCGGGTGCCCTGACAGGTACTCCAAGTAGCCCGCCGTATGCACCTGTCTATTCAATTACGCCCGGCTCTAGCCTGACTGTGCCAACCAGCCAAGGGCCTAAGATTCAGGGTGTGGATGTGACAGGATATGACAAGACTGACATCCGTTCCCCTGTAGCAAGAGTAGTAATGTCTGAGAATACACTTGAGCATTTCAGAGCAGATGCAAGTCGCAAATCATCTGATGACGAAGAAGGTGACTTCGGCGTACAACCGAGGCACAGCCAAACACTACATCCAAAGGGTAGTGATGGGGATGCAAGTTATAATACAGACGACCATAGTGGAGAGTGAGGCGCATGACACCGATGGAGAAGGCTTGGTTAGTGTTGAAAGCGCAATTTCACTTTGAACCTAAATTAAGAGAGACAACTATGAATGCCGGGTGGACTCCACTTTCACTCCCTAATAGACCGGACTGGGGAACTGCTGAATGGCAGTCTGATATTGAAGCCCACCCTTCTGAAATGCAAATAAATCTTGGTCACTATAAATGGCCTTATGAGGTTGAGAGAATGTCGGGCGGGGAGTTCAAACAACCTGAATATCCTTATTCCGATGGTGTACCTAACAGTTATTGGAAACATTACGACAAAAAGTATGATGAGCACTTAGTCAATAGTATCGCCAATACACTTCGACATGAAGGTATACACGAAGCACTCGATAATACACCTGAAATGAGACAAGCCGCTGTTAACGCATTTAGAGAGAGAAGTGCTGGAAATCTCGCTCCTTATCATCAATTCAAAATTGCTCATGAAACTATGGCTAATTTCCAACCCCCTGATTATCAAGGTGACAAAGAAAATGTCAAGACCTACCCTTGGTTTGACGAGGATTTGTGGGAAGAGGCTCAGAAAGTTAGGCAAGGTGGTTGGGAGTAATGGCAGTAGGTAAGAATCTCGCAACTGGTCGTGCTGATGCAGCACAGGCTCCAATTATGAAAAGAATACGCAAGCCTAAGTTTGTAGACAACGGTATTCGCCACGGCGAATATGTCAAGCAACAGGGAGGGTTCACAGTCAGTTCCCCTACTAAAGAGGACTTCGTACCTACCCATGACCGTAGATATTCTCTAATCGAAGAAGAAGATACGGTCAGATTGGTTCACAAAGTTACAGACGGGCACCGCTACCAAGGTAGTGTATTCTTTGACGATGCAAGGGTACAGGCCGACGAGTTCGACGATGCTCTTTCTATCATCTATCCGCCTCCACTTTTGATTGGTGCAAATGACCCTAGTCAAACCTTAGTTTTATCAGAAATAATTGACCCATCAATCGCTGCAATTGATGCGAGGACCAATATACTTGGCAGTACATTTAGGTTAGATAACATGAAGGGTAGAGAACTCAAAGAGATAGGGTTCACTGACAAAGATGTACGGATGGGGCAGAAAGTAAATGTGGGCTTGAGAACTACAGACTTGGTATCAAGGGTCGCCAAAGCGAGCACCAACTCACTCAACGGCCTTACAATTAACAACCATAGTGCTACATTTGTAGCGAGAGATTTGTACGGAATCGATGCCGTTACAGCAATGAGATTTTTGTCAAAGCATGATGGATATAATGTCAGTAATGACCAGTTTGGAAATCTGCACTATTCTCATCAAATGCAGCACAATCGTGAACATTATGTTACACAGGCTATGGTGACAGAAGGTACTGTTGAAAACTCAAGCGAAAGTGTACCTAATAGGGTAGTAGTCAGAGGCAAGCCGAGGGCGAACAATGACAAAAATGTGATACAAATAGATGACTTCGGACCTCAGGGTAGTGGAGTAAATGAAGTACCCGGAGGCATCTATTCACCTACCGCTGTCACAAAGGCCAGTGCCAAAGCGATTGGCCGTAGATTTTTGTCTATGGCAAAAAGAGCAACTGGTGGAGAGAAACTAATGGGAGTCGTTAACTCAACTAATGTGCAACCCGGCGATGTAATATCCTATGATGAAATCACAGGTGAGCAAAGAAAAATAGCCTTGTCAACAAAGCACGATTTGATAAACGGTAAGTCTGAGATTGAGATAAACGCAGTAAGTGGTTCATTGGAAGACATACTTCAGCGCTTCCAAGAAGTAGACATCAGTTCCTCTGAGGCTGACAACGAAGATAGAAACCGTCAATATAGCAGAGAGGAGTTTTTCACATCTCTCGGCTTCAAAATTAAAGTCTCTTGGAGGGTGCAGGAAAGAGCAGTCATCAATAAAACCAAAGGTATGGCAATAGGCATACCTAACAAGTCGACCATTACTGGTGGCAGGCATCTAAAGGTCACTGGTATTCTGATTAACCAAGCCTCTGCACCTACTGGCTACGCAATAGGAACCACTACATTTGCAACTGACGGTGTCAATGCGAACTCAATATACACATCGGGTATAATCAGCGCAGGCAAAGCAGATGCATTTGTCTACAAGGCCAATGGTAACCTACTGGGTAAGGTTCAATCCGCTACTGCTAATCAGATTGTACTTACTAAAAAGTCACCTTATGCGGTTGAAGATAACGAAGAACTATTCCTAATATCGGTAGATACATTGCCGGAATCTTACAATACTCACTTGACAATAGGCTTGAATAAGGGAACTATGAGCAGCAGAAGGAGAGGATGATATGCCACTATTGAATCAGGGAACTAGATACATGGTAGACACGCTCAAAGGTCGGATAAACGAGGTGGTGTTTGGATTCGGAGGAACGCTGGCTAACCAAGACGACACAGCGGCCTCTCAAGCAGCGATAGCAGTCACACCTATCGTCAGAGTGATAGATGACCATAGTCTGTCGATAGAAGCAAAGTTAGCACTAGATACTTCTTTTACTAGACCGCTTAGAGAAGTGGTTGTACAGTATAGAAATCCCACTGACTCTACAGACACCACTGCATTACTTAGGTACACATACGATTCGATTACGAAAACGACCAATAACGAAATTGTTTTCTCAGCAATTATTGAGGTGAGCACATGACCAACCCAAAGGCAGGACATACATCAGCAACTGGCATGAGTACCAGTTCAGAAGGACTAAGAGACGGAGACGGATTATCTTCTCCAAGTTTAACTAACATTTACGAAGGTATGCATGGTAACGGTATACTGAGAATGGAGGACACCGCTGTAGGTGCCACCCTCAGGAATAGCGTAATAGCAAGTACGCCCGGATTCATAGAAGTAGGGGCATCAGGCGCACTGACTATACATGGTGGGTTCTGCGTACTAGACGGCGTACTGTACAAGTTTGCAGGCGGGCCCGGAGCCACTCAGAGCATCGCTGTAGGTGATTCAGGTACTGCTAATTTTAACGGAGAACTACCGGCAGTGCCGACAGCGACAAGTGATGTGTTCGTGGTAGTCTACATATCTTCACACGCTACACCTTCTAACCGAATTAGATACGAAATAGGCACACCTGTCGCACCATCTGCGGGTACGCCTCTAATACCTTCAGGGTTCTTGTCAGACCCTTCAATTAACGACACACGCCTGAATCACCAAACAATTGTATTGGGTGTTTTGAGATATACTCTCGACCATACTGCCGGTAACTTAGTCGATGCTCTTAACGATTCGCCTGTGCTTCACGACAGGCGTGTGTATGTAAGAAATAGCCCGATGTACTTACAGCATGTAACTAAAGGAGGAACTACTACAGGTACGAGTTTCCATACTGCCGCTAATGCAGTCAGGTTACACACAGACCTTGCTGCACTTTACAGCGGTGAAAGCGGAGACTTGACTAACAGCAGAATAGGTGCTATTTGGCAAAGCCACTCTCCCGGCACATTTGGCTCAGATGCTACTAAGACAGACTCTGTGCTATACTATGCCTGCTCTCGCACTCTTGGTGCTAGTGGAGGTAGTAGTCCAGTCATGGACACTCATAGATTAGGACCTGACGCATTAGTGGTCAAGACTTTGTCAGGTGACATTACCTTCAAGTTCGATGACCCTAATATCTACATCATCACCACTGACGCTGCTCGTAAAATTAACCCAACAGGTACATTCCCAGCAGGGCATACTGTTGAGATTTACCACAAAGCAGGTGCACACACATTGCACTTTGATTCTACTAGTGGTGGTCACAGTACTAACACCAAGATTAACCAAGACATCGCTAACGGCGAGTATGGTAAGTTCGTGTATGACGGTGACGACTGGCACAAATTGAATCTAAACACGGTGAGTAGTTGATGGGTAGACTCATTGACATGCTCAAGCACAAGTGCGAGAATTGCAACAGAGTTGCGCTTCCTCGTACAATATCAGGTAAGTATGTTAGTGGAGAAACAGCAATACTGCACGAATGTTCATTCTGCGGCTACATTAGGTTCCACGGTCAACTTGGCTTCAAAGGTAAGAGGAAGCGCAAAGCCGAGCCTATCTCACGAAGAGCAGGTGGGCGCTTCTCTACATATCTCAGGAAAATGGCTGAGAAAATGTGAAGGTCACTCGGTCTTTTTACCGATGATGTCATCGATGCGAAGAATGCTGATAGTGACTTCACTTGCGGACTGAATAGCCTGCCTGACTAAGGACAGAGGTTCGTACACATCTAAGTCGAGCATGTTACAAACACCTCCATTTTCAATATCAGGCCCAGCAGACTTGTTACCAGCAATGTGCTCATTCCTCAAAGTTAGAATAGTGTCTAATGGGTCATGTCCAGCGTTCTCTGCGATAGTAGCAGGTATGGACTCTAATGCATCAGCGAATGCATCGATAGCCATTTGCTCACGACCACCTGCTTCTGCTGCACGAGAGCGTAGATACAATGCTGCATTCAAGTAAGAAGAGCCGCCGCCAGCAACGACCTTGTCGCTGTTGTAAGCAAGGCAGACTACACCAAGAGCGTCCTCAAAGCCACGCTCGGTTTCATCAAGCGTCTGTTGAGTGGCCCCTCTCAATACAAGAGTGGTAACTTCACCGTCTCCCTTGACCACTACATACTTCATATCACCAATTGTCTTGCATTCTACATCACAATCCACAGGTTCTACTAAATCTTCAGCCCCATGTGCTACACTAGTATTGAGCAGTTTAGATAATGCAGTCATGTCGCTTTCAGGAATGCGCTGTACGACTGATATACCTTGTCTAGCAAGAGTGGCAGCAGCAACTTCGTTAACACTATCTCTGACAAATAAAACTCCACCGTCAGGTAGTAGTTCAATTACAGATTGTGCCTTTTCTACCCAGTTATCTCTGCTGGATTGACGCTTGTATTGCTGGTATTCTGCAGCAGAGCCTAAGTTCAACTGTACATTGTCATCGGTTTTGTTATCACTGAGCCCAGTGTTAATCAGAAGCGCCTTTCCTGTAGGTACGAGTGGCATTGCTGGTAACATAAACTCCTTGTGAAGAATTACTCCGTTGAAGCAAGAAGAGTCATCCAGCGAATCTCCGGGCTGACAAAGTACACGGATTCTGTCGTAGTCTCCGTCTGAATTGACTACTGCGTCTACACATAAATCACTGACATGCTCTATGCTAGATTCTAGCGCTTTGCCTGTAATCGATGTCTTGGCTACCTCTGCAAGTTTTTGCTTGGCAGGGTGGCTTAGATTAGCAATGTGCTCTGTAGCCCAGCGGGATGCTTTTCTGTAGCCTCTGCAAATGATGTTAGCATGTAGGCCCTTGTTGAATAGCAATTCACTGTTCCCAAGAAGTTCGCCTGCCAGTACCACTGTGCTAGTGGTACCGTCATAGCACATGTTCTCTTGGGTATTCGCCGCCTCTACTACCATTTTGGCCGCTGGATGGGTGATGTCAAGTTGTTGTAGAATAGTCGCACCGTCATTTGTTACAATGACATTGCCACCACCGTCAACCATCATCTTGTCCATACCCATAGGACCAAGTGTTGTCTTCACCGTAGACACGGCTCTCTTTGCTGCTCTTATGTTGTGCACTACTGCACTTGTGTTACTCTCGTTTTCGTTCATATTTTTCCCTCTCTTCCATTGTGAATCTCACCAATCCACTTCGTATTCTTTGACGATACCGGAATGTCTGCAACGGGCTTTCACCACGCCTTCATCTACCCCGTAACGCCATAGTTCATAAACCAATTCCGCATCTTTGAGGCAGTACTCAGCAACTTTGCTGTAATTGCCCTTTCTCCACTCTATTGGCGCATCGTGGCTATTCATAAGTTTGCCCTTTGCCAATGTATGATAACAAGCATCTGATAGCGGGACTGCATGCCCTACTATACTTTTGAGTAAGGCAGATGTATCGAACACCTGCTCGTCTGACTTAGCCATTATATCACCTGCAGTCCAGCAATCTAATGCGTCTCTAATTATTGGTAAATCGAAGTTTTTCAAATTGTGACCTAGTACCATTCCGCCGTCATTAACATGTTTAGCCAAATCTTCTCCTATAATTTTAGGGTGAAGCGGCTTGATAACAGTACCTTTTGGTAGATATTTTTCAACAGATTCGTTAGCATAGACAGTACCAGTATCTCCATCCCATGTGGCGACTACTGTTGGTTCAAACAAGTGGTTTTGACCCCAGCCTCCTATCTCGTGAGAGAAGTTAGCGGTTTCTATGTCTAGTGCTAACATCTTTTTCATCTTCTATCCTCCAAGCACATTTTACACCAGTCGCATATCACTACAGGGTTCTTCCAATGCATGCCCAAGTAATACCCGCCTATGTCTCTGCCTACCATTGACTGGCATATCACACATTCGGCACATTCGGGTTCAGATTGTTCAATCGGCTTTAGTAACAGCAGTTCACTATAGTCTTGCTTTGGACTATCAGGCTGCATATACCCTACAGATGTATAATCTCCGAGCATGCAATCAAGCCCCCTTGCTGTGCTCAGGTCTTAATTTGATGAATACTCTCACGCCCTCACGAGTGTCCTTGAACAGTTGAGGACCGTACATATTGTACTTGGTATTGATTGAATTGTGACTGTTTAGATTGGCGATTTTACCAAACTCGTCCATGACTGCTTTCTTCTTGGCCCAACCTTGACCACGCATGTCATCAAAGTCAAACATTTCGCATCTACTGAATGCTTGCTTCCAAGCAGACTCCATCTTCTTCTTTTCACTACCACCTGAGCCAATCTTGACTTCAGACTCAAGCCACTGGATTAGGTTCTGATATAGGTCGAACAGTATTTCCTTAGCCATATCTACATGGTCGCCTCTCACTACCCAAGTGCCTTCAATCATAGCCATGTGATGAGCAAGTATGTTAGTGTAATTCTGTAAACCCATGATGAAAGAAGAGCATATGTTCTGCTTTTCAGGCCCCATGATTTCTACGATACTGTAGTATTCGTCTATAGCCGCTATTAGTGCAGGTCTGTAAGAATCATCCACAGTGAAGGTATGATTCATCACTGACATTACTGCCGCTTCTTGGTCGTCAGGGTCCATTTCGTCCCACTCTAATGGAGCGATACCACTTAGTTCCAATATGCGCCTTTTGAGTACCTTTCGTAAATCAGTGAAGAACTCTATGACTTCATCAAATGATACTTGGAACTCAGGCTTGTTGTGTACGGATTCTGCTAGTATATGGTTGACTTCTCTCTTCATTTCAAGAGTCCAGTGCCTCCAGTAAGTCAGCACTCTTTGGAATATACCTTTGTCAAGTACATGCTCTTTGATACCCTTAGGTGGGTAAGTGGTAATCCACAGTGACACTTCTGACTTTACACTGAATGTGTCTCTAGCCATGTGCTTTGTCAAAATGTTTCTACCAGTGCCTGCTGAGTTTAGAGCGGACTGTAGGAAAAGCGTTGTGTTCTCATTGTGCTGTCCGCTCTTGAGTATAACGCTACCCTCATCGAAATTGAGCCCCTTTCTACCACCCAGTATACCTTCTCTGACAATCATGTCAGGGTTTTGTCTATTTTCTGATTCAGGGTCAGGCACTAGTGTACCTACTAATGCAGCATCGTTACCTGAGTTGTAATCGGTACTCTCCATTCCTGCGCTTTTCAGCACTTTCTCTATGATTTGGTAAGCCGCAGACTTACCTGTCCTTGTGTCCTGAATCCAAAAGATACTGGTCCTTGGGTCTAAGTTACTACCTCCGACTGGTATTCTTACATAGGGTACTGCTGCCTGACCCATTATGAAAAAGAATGACAATAGTCCCGGTATTTCGTTGTTGATACTGACTTGCTTGAAGTGCTCAAGGTACCCCTTCAAAATAGGATATTTCTGTACACACTCATAGTTATCTGCCCTGTGCTCCATCATTTTGTTTCCCTCTCTTATTGTATGTCTTTTGGACTCTGACTGGTTCCTCTGAGGTCAAGACATCTAACAGTCTCTGCCTCAGAGTGGGGCCCATGCCCCTAACTTGTTTAAGCGACTCAGGAAATAGCATCTCTTCTATAGAGCCGCACTTCTCCAAAGTTTTCTCAACCAACTCAGGACCGAAGCCGGGGACTGCTATTAACATGTCTGCCCTGACATCATTGGTACTGACCCTTGTGACTGCCCTTGCGCCGTGGCGACTTGCGGGCTTGTGTAATTTGGAATGTAATTTAGCAATAAACATCGCTGCCTCTGAGTAGTCTTTGGCTCGATAAATGTGACAATCAAAGTCAGCCATTATTCGTGCAAAGGTACCAAGCAATTCGTTCATAACTTTGGAATAGGATATATTGCGACCTTGCTTCTTTGATATGGCGACATATTTCGCAATGTCACCATGCACTACAAGGAATACTCTTTCGCAATTAGCATCTAAGTTTTCTATCTGTCTCATCAGATGACCGCTGTGACTGGATTGGAACAGGTCAGACAGGCTCTTGCATTCTATGTGAGCGTTGCCTGCCTTGTAGTCACCCATACCCTGCAAGTGTTCCTTCCTTATTGGGAATCCCTGTCTTTCACCGGCCCGTATTATAGCGTCGTGAAGAGGCCCCCTCTCGTTTGTATCTACGATAAGCGGAGGGGTACTCATACTGTCACCTTCTGTGTTATCCAATGTATAGGGTATAGTATTAGCAAAATAGGAGTTAGTAATATGATTAGCGCTATGGCTTGTAACATACTCATAGTCCTATTTTCATCCATGTAATCAACTCTCCCTTAGGCCCCATAGATTTACTTCGTACAGGTAATTGCGGCTGCTTATCGAAGCATGTACACCAGTACCGCACCTAACGAATGTTCTGTAACTGCACAGTATATTGTTTAGTTCAGACATACTAGGTTGTCTTCGATAACGGTTACCATTCTTTTGCTTTTGGTCGAATAACTTCCCTTTGATTTCACGAGAAGTCAAGGGCGATTCTTCTTTCAACACCTTCTCTATTCTATCTCTGAATATCTGATGCTTTGTGTCAGGGTTTCTGTTAGGCTTTTTCATTTACTCTTCCTCCTCTATTGCTCCTGTTTTGTCCCAGTACTTGCACTTACCCAAGCACATACCCTTCTTGTATAGCATGGAGCATGTCTGTGGATATTCAGTACCTACAATGGTACCGACTTGATAACGAGTTGTACTCTCATCGAAGTCGGCCCACTGAAGTGAGCGAATGTAATCTACAATTGTTTCGGTGTGTTCCTCTATTAATTTAGGAGATATTCTCTCAACCGGAATGAAGTTTCTCAGGCGTTTAGATAAGTACTTGACAAGTTGCACTCTTGCATCGTGACTGGGGTTACTGCCCACTCTACACGCTGCTGAGTTTAGACAAGGTAGTATGATGACTCCATCCATAGACACAGTAGGCAGGTCAATGGGGGCAGCGTTCTTGTTAAACACTTGGGCCCTGTTATTCGTTTTCTTGACATCTAACTTTAGCCCCTCTGTGCCGTAAGGAATCATGCCATACTTAGGCTCTAACGCTCTCTCCATGATATGCTCAAGCCCCCTCTCCAAATCGGTGGAACTAATTGGCACTGACCATAATCCTCTCTTAGCATTGTAAGAGTTAGGAATACGAATCATGCCGCTAGTATCGAAGGGTACTGCTGGGTCTGAGCAGAACAAATCTAAATCCCTGACCCATTCATTCACTACTTGCATACCGGCGTCTTTGATTGCAGAGAGGTGGTTTCCACTACTTGGCATGTAGGGCTTGTCTAACATGACCCATACATGAAAGCCCCCGCCACTGTACCACATGCTGTGAGCAATACTTTGCTCAACCAAGTAGTAGTGCAGCCTCATGGTTTGCTCTAACGCTACCTGTGGGTCTACATCAGGTCGGTTCCTTTGCTTGAAGTTCTTCGGGTCGAAGTCCATAACAAAATGCCTGACAACTGGTGTAAACAAATCCACACGCTTGTTGTAAGGAGGCTGGGTAGCCCTGTAACCGTACACGGTCATAAATGCGTTTGACACTCCGTTTTTGCCAGCCCAATATCTCTCCAAGTCGTCATTGTTACTGACTAGTTTTCTGAACCCTTTGCCTTTCTCTGTACTAAGTTCCATCACTTCTCTAGGAAAGTCAAAGGTAATCTTCATGTCATTCACTCCTTGGCATTGTCTACGATTTCGTTAAGGCACTTTAGCATTTTCTCTAAATCTTGCAGTAGAGTCACATTCAGAGTCAGATACATTGGTCCCTTTGGGCCGTTACCGAACTCTTCAAACTCAAACAGTGTCTTCTGTACAGATATGGAATAATCCCTACCTTTACCTAACTGAGAGAAAGTAACATGCACTTCCCTCCCAAGTCCCTGAGACAATGCCATCTCTGCCAACTTACTTATCATGTCTTTCGTATTCATTCTTTATCACCTTCGTAATTATCTCTGTACTCCTGTGGGTCGTCACTGCCATCCCAAGAAGGACATATTGATTTGAAACTACACCAAGCGCATTTGCCAGCACTTGGGCTAGTAGGGAAGTCCTCAGTCAAATAGGCTGTCAACAAAGCATTCTTCAACTTTGTAATCTTTTTACTATAGGTAGTGTTCGTCCTACCAGTACAAGATTCATAGAAGATTTTGTCAACTGCTCTTTGCTCATATCCGTACTTATTCATAGAGTCTATGTCTGCTACTGAGCCTGCGGGGTACACCCACCCCCAGTGAGTTACATTCTGATACTCGTGATTAGCCATCTTTAGCAATTCTTTGTAGAATGCCATTTCTGTTCTCATCGATTGTAACTTGAACTTAGAGTCGGACCAGTCGCCCTCTTTGTTGAGAGTCTGTACCCACTTACCTGTTTTCAATTCCATGATGGCTACGCCGCCATCATCCTCAGAGAATCCCCTGTCAATGCTACCAGCATAGTGTACAGGAATAGTGATGGTTTCGCCGTTGAACTCTATCTCTTCATCGACAAACGCATGCACTTCTAATTCGTTAATGATGGGGAGATAGTTGTCAGGTCCTTCTGCAAGTAATCTCTGCAAGTCCCAGTTGAGTCGGGTTTCTATAATGCCCTGTTCTCCTAATTTGTAATCCTGCTCTTCCAATACACTTAGTGCCAACTGCAAAGCCTCTTCTTTCTTATCTCTCTGCATGAGAGTATAGAGTTCTTTTACATGAGGCATGATGTTGTCATAATATTCTTCTATCGCATCGTGTACATTTGTACCTTTGAGCATTGCGTCAGTCTGAGGCTCAGGTAACTTGTGTATTCTCTTGTATTCGTACTGCTTTGGACAGAAGTCGAAGTCTGATGTCAGGCTTGTCTTTGTCATCCGTAGGTATGGCTTGTCGCCCATGATATACGATGACTTAGCATATGCACTCCAATCTCTGTCACTCATTCTACCATCCCCAGTAATTTCTCAACATACACTGCTGCGTCCATCAACTCTTCTTGTAGGTGTACAAGCCACTCACGCATAGATAGAATCTCTTCTTCCATAGTCACTCCGTACTTCTTCTTACCCACATCTGAGCGGGCTTGTATTTTCTTACATACTTCATCTTCTATTCTACTCATTTTCTTCACCTACATATCTACTTGAACGCCCTGTCCTTGATTCTTGAATCCAAACAAAGGGAAGAACCTTGTGAAAGAATCCCTTTTCCATTAAGTGTTCTTCAATACCTCTTGGTGGATATGTCGTTTTCCAATTATCAATGTTAAAGCATTTTTTACAATGTTTCCCTGTCCTTTCTAAAGTAAAGGCTTTTCCACATTCAACGCAATTTCCTTTTTCACTCATATTATCACCAGTACCTCTTTGGTCTAGCCTCGCCTGTAGCGAAGTCTAAGTTCCAGTTCATGGCACCAAAGATGCCTTTCATTTTTGATTTGACCAACTTGTCAACCATTTTATCATAATCCAAATCGAAACCATTCAGGTCACTCTCATCCTCATATGCTACCACCTCAGTGGGTGGTAGGTTGTCAGGCGCTCTGCTGACATATACCCAGTTTACACTGTCACCCTCACCTAACTTCTTGCCATTTGACAGATGCTGGTTGAAGTAACGAGCCGCTTTGACAGCGCCTCCTGTACTTTGGGAATAATCATTGATTGCTTTCTGCAATCGAGTAGTGGTGGCTATTTCTTCAAGCCAAACATCACCACGCTTGATGCGCTTACACAGAGGTCTTGTTATCTTTACAACTTCATCTTCGTGTGCACCGCTACAGATAGCAGCCAGTACATCATTTTCTAAGTTCTTGGAGATAGGAGACAGGGTGCTGATTTTACCCCACCTTGCGCTCTTGACCTTGCCCTCATCTTCAGGGGGCCACGAGCATATACCGTAGTAGAGATTCTTACCACCTACAATCCAGTAGGGCATGTAAGCCTCAAACTCTACAATCAGATGGCTCGCCTCGTGCTCACGCTGTACAGTCTCTGTAAGGTGCTTAGCAAGAGCAGGTGCTTCATCGAAGGGTACCTTGACGAATGCTGAATCAGTGTGACCATACAGAGCCTCATAGCCTTGTGCTTGCGACTCCTCCATCAGGAACTTGATTGCTTCTCTGCCACATGCTGTGATAGCACTGGCTATGTCAAAGTCCGACCATCCCCAGTAAGCGCTCGCTGTCATACCGTACAGTGACGCCATGACACGCTTAACAGCCAACTGCATAGTGTTCCATCCGTTTCTCTCATTTTCGGTGGAGGCTTCACGCATTTTCTTTTTGTACATGTCACGAAGAGCAAACATCTCATTGACAATCGTAGGTAACAATGCCTCAGGGTCTTGTCTCCAACATGTACCGTCAGGTAATTCCCTGACTCCTTCTTCTTCAGCCATATGTTTTGGGACTTGTGTCTCCCATGATAGGCAGTGGCTCAATATGATAGAAGGATAGAGGCCCTTGTAATCTACAGTGGCAACTCCCTCGTATCTACCGGGCTTTGGTGGGGGTATGAATGCCCCCTCGTACTCTTGCTTTTCTTGAGTACTCTTGCTCGGAGCCTTCCAGTCAGTTCTACGACTGAGTAGCCCACGAGCGAACCTTGTCACATTATGACAAGAGGAAAATGATACACCACATAGTTTCTGCAGTGATAGGAAAAAGTTCAGGACATGGTTATCCTCATCTATTCTTTTCAAAAGTAAAGTGTCTTGCATACAGTAATCGACATACTCGTCAAACCTTTCTGTCCAACCAGTGAATACATCCATGTCGAACTTGCCACCTAACTTGCATGCCTTAGCAATTGTATCTAGTTTGAGGTTCTTTAACTGAGGCTTTCCACTGTCCTTCCATACACGCTCAAAGCCACTACCACTTCTGATAGGTGAAGCAGTATCGAAGCAAAGACGACCAATGATAGGCTGTGCTACATAGTCGTAATGCTTCTTCTTGCCCTCTCCTTTGCCCGGCCTAAGCATTCTACTTAGTGGACTTAGTCTCCTAAACTCAGGCAATCGCCTGACGAGATGTGGAAGGTCAGCCCACATTATCGCATGGGCTACAAATATGTCAGGATTGCATTTATCCATGTAAGCAAGGAAGGCATTGTGCATAGCCTCTTCAGAGCCGAGCATTACTCTCTCGTATGTGTATGAAACAGTTTCACCGTTGTCTTCATATTCGACTGGTCTAACTTCAGTCCAATGGTCGGTTTCGTCTAATCCAGTAGGGTTGTCTTTCTGCCAACAAAATGCTATGTGGCGATGGTTATAGTTGTCAATCACAGCCATGACTGTAGTTTCGTCAGTGTGAGGGTCCCATTCTAAATCAAAGTGCCATACTCTTGGTTTCCAATCAGGCATCTCCTCGACTTCATCAATGAGGTATCTGTCTGTCAAACTCAGGTCTGCTTCCCAAGTAGTTCTGAACTCTCTCGCCATGTCACGAATGTCACCACTACGATAAGCATAGACCTTGACTAACTCTTCTTCTGTGCGGAGAGCGGTTGCTCTGTCCGCCCAATCAATCTCAGAGCCGGGGTATCTGTCAATGATGTGATTAGCAATCCTCGTAGGTGTACTCGCTCTAATCCAAAAGTAAGGTCTGAAGTCTGATACAGTTTCCTCAATCAAGTTGCCTTCCGCATCACGCCATCTCTTGTAGATATGGTCGGGCCCCTCAGGGTCAGGTCGGAAGGTGTCGATTATCATTTCCTGTCACCTGCAAAATATTGTACCAACTTGAATAGCGGTATATCTTGGCCTACCCCATTTCTGAGGTGGAAGAAAACCCTTGGTTGGGGAGGGCGATACTCGTTCCCCTCATCCCAATAAAAGTCCATTTTTA